TCACGCGCCAGACGCTTTGCGCTATGCCCTTGCGCCGATCATCAAGGCACAGGCTGGCGGCAAGGTGCAAATTCGCATCTAGTTTGCAGGTTAGCAAATTTGTGATATGACTTTGCAAAGTATGTGGCGAAGGGCAGCATTGATCTATGACAAAAGTCCATGAGGTGAGCGCCGAAGTGCAAGCGATGCTTGAGGCATCCGCGCCAATCCGTGACGTGGTGGAGGGTGGTGAGCATATGCGCAAGCTGCGCACCCGCTACCTGCCGAAATTCGCTATGGAAAACGACGAGGACTACAGCGCCCGCGTTGCAAGCACATGGCTATTTAATGGCGTCAAGAAGGCCCGCGATGACATGGCGGGCCGCATCTTTGAAAAGCCAGTTGTTCTTGAGGACCAGGAAGGCCAGCTTTTTGAGTGGTGCCAGAATGTGGACCTTGAAGGCCGCGACCTGTCCAACTTTGCAGACGACGCATTCAAGGCGGCTATTGAAGCGGGCATTTCGTTTATCATGGTGGACGCCCCGCCCCGCCCTGGCGGTGTGACGCGCGGTCAGGCGCAGGCGCTGAACCTTCGGCCCTACATGGTTCAACTGCCTATTGCGTCCGTTCTCGGATGGAAGTGGGATAACATTGCCAACGCGCCGGTTCTGACGCAATTCCGCATCATGGAACAAGTCGCCAAGCCGGATCGCGGTGAGTTTTCCGACGAAACCATTGAACAGGTGCGGGCGCTGTTCCTTGAGAATGGGCGCGTCGTGGTCAGGCTCTATCAAAAGCGTGACAAGTCAGATCACGAGTTTATCCAGGTCGAAGAATACGCGACTGACATGGACCAAATCCAAGTGGTTCCGGTCTACACGGGCCGAACCGGGTTCATGCGGGCCGATCCGCCGCTGGCAGACATTGCCGAATTGAACCTTGCACATTGGCGGGTGCAGTCGGACAAAAGCAATTGCCTACACAAAGCTCTGTCGCCGCTGCTTTTGTTGAAAGGCATCGAGGTCGATGGTGGCGCGGTGGTCAACTCCGCTGGCTATGCCTTCCACAGCAATAACGAAATGGCGGCTCTTGAGTGGGCAGAGATCACCGGCAGCGGCATCGAGAAGGGCAGCGACGAACTGCGCGACCTTGAGAAGCAAATGCAATGGATGGGCTTGCAGCTAATCATGTCGCGCACAGGCGTCAGCACCGCGACAGGCGATGCAATTGACGAGAACAAGTCAACTTCGCGCCTGCGGTCGTGGGCTGACAACCTGAAGGACGCGCTCGAAATCGCCCTTGGCTGGATGGCTGACATGGGCGGTCTTAGCGGCATTGACACGTCGGTTGTGGTCCACAAGGACTTTAGCGTTATGGGTCATCTGACCTTCTCTGACGTGCGGGACATGTATAACAGCGGCGCTATCAGCCGCGAGGCATATGTTGCAGAAGCAATGCGGCGCGGCATCTTGGCGGAAAACTTCGATGCTGATGATGACGCCGAATTGATCGAACAGGATAGCACGGGTCTTGAGTAATGACGTTCTATAGCGCGAACGTCCGACATGCGATCTACATAGAGCGATACAAGGCGCGCGTTGTGCGCGAGATTGTGGCGCTGGTCAATGGCGTGTCAAATGATCTGTTCACCTATATTGCTGCATCCGACCTTGAGAGCATGACCCGGCGCGAATTGGACCGGCTGCTAGTTCAGGTGCGCCGCATCGTGAATGATGGCTACGGCGAGATCACCCCACGCATTGCGGATGCGCTTGAACAGTTTGCAGTTTACGAAGCCGAATGGACGGCGAACGCTGTCACACGCGCTGGCTTGGTCGCTGACATGGGCGTTCCGTCTGATGCTGACTTGTGGTCAGCGATGTATTCGCGGCCATTCCAGGGCAGGCTATTGCGCGATTGGCTGACAGCGCTTCCTGCCAACACGGCGGCAAGGGTGCGCCAAACGATCCGGCAGGGCTATGTTGATGGCCTAGGATCAATCGAAATTGCGCGCCAGATACGCGGTACGCGGTCACGGCAAGGCGTCATGGATATTTCCAGGCGAGGATCTGAGGCAATGGTTAGGACGGCTGTTGCGCACACGTCTAACGCCGCCAGAACCCGCACCTACAAGCAAAACCCGCGCATCAATGGGGAGCAATGGGTTTCCGTTCTGGATCACCGCACAAGCTCAATTTGCCGCGCTAGAGATGGCGAGATTTACCTGGTGGGCGAAGGGCCAAGACCGCCCGCGCATATCAATTGCTTAACGGGCGACAGTCTTATATCGGCCAGTCCTAGCATCACGGGTGCTAGTAAACGGTGGTTCAATGGAGAAATCATTATCATCAAGACTTCTGGTAATCGCAAACTTTCCTGCACCCCAAATCATCCTGTACTTACCGATAAAGGATGGGTCGCGGCGGGCGATTTGGATTTCTCGCACAAGATTGCTTGTCGCGTTGTCGGTGAGGCGATGAGTTCTGTTGACGCACAAGACGACAATACCAAACCCAGCATTTCCGATGTAGCGGAAACGTTCCTCGCACATGGCGGCGTGTTTTCCGCTAAAGTGCCAATTTCCGCCCCAGATTTCCACGGCGACGGGGCCGATGGTGAAGTCGCAATTGTAGGGGCCTATGGGGCTTTGGGCATCAAATTCAATAGCAAAATCTCGGAAGGCCTCCGCAACTCGAATTTCATATGGAGAGATGATGCGATTACGCGAGTTAGCCGCTTTGATCTTTTCAGCGTGAGACCTTTTCCGACCAGTGGCGGCTTGGTGCGCTTTTTTGGTCAGGTGCGCAATTTGATCTGGCGTTGCGCGTCCCATGCGCGCCTTTTGTTGCTCGGATCGGTTTCGCGGCATCCTGCAATTGTCGAGCAGTATCGTGGTTATAACCGACGGCCCCGTTCCGAGGCGACTAGCTATCCCAGATACACCAACCCCGTCATCGAACATGTCAATAACCTGTTGAGTGTTGACGACAGCGGCGGCGCGCTCATGCTTTCCAATGGCAGGCACATTTCTAGCATTCAAAGCGCGATACAGAACAGATCGGGAGATATTGAGTTGTCTGCATATCTGCTTGGGGGCAACGCCTTCAACGTAGAGCTTGATGGCTTGGCCGATCTTCGCAGGGTCAGTTTTTCTGGTCATGTTTTCAACCTTGAGACTGTGGACGGGTATTACCTAACAGATAATATCGTTACGCACAATTGCCGATCCACCATGATCCCGGTGACGCAAGGAAACCGCGCGGCTGTTGAAACGCGCCCGACATATAACGACTGGCTCACAAACCAGCCAGAAAGTGTGCAGGACGATATTCTAGGCCCGACGCGGGCGCAGTTGTTCCGCGAAGGCAATTACACAGTGGATAGGTTTGTGGATCAATCCGGGCAGGAATACACGCTAGACCAGTTGCGCCAGAGGGACAGCGACACGTTTAGCGAGTTGTTTGGCGACTAATCGTCAGCGGGTGGCCCGCCGTTCTGGGCAGCGAATGAGGCAAAGAAATGACACTCAAGTATCAGGTGGAGAACCTTGAAGGCATCGACGAAGCGGCGCAAGCCTTTTACAAAGAGCAAGACGGCGGCGGCTATGTTTTGCAGGTGGAAGGCGCAGTCCCTGAAAGCCGTTTCAATGAAGTGAACCAAAAGGCGGTGGACAACGCCACAGAAGCGCAGCGCCGCCGCAAGACGGTTGAGCGGGTGCTTGGCAAGCTCGGACTGGAAGACGCTGGCGGGCTAGATGATGCGCTTGACGGGCTTCTCAGCAAGGCCAAAACACCGGCGAAGGACGACGCCGCGCAACAGGCGATCCTTGATCAATTCAAGGCCAAGGCGGAACAAGAGAAATCCGCGCTTCAAAAGCAGATTGACGCAATGCGGTCTGAAACTGCTGGAAGCCAATTCAAAGCGGCCCTTATGTCACAGGGTTTCGGTGAAAAAGTCGCGGATATGATTGCAAAAAGCAACATGGCGCGCGTTCAATTTGACGACGCCGGAAAAATGCGTATTATGCAGGACAACGGCAATCCCCTAGCTGGTTCGGGGGCCGATGGTTTTGCCACTCTTGGCGACCTTTCCAAAGAACTAGCAGCGGCCATGCCCGAACTCCTAACGGACCAGGGCAAAGGGGGAGGCGGTAAACCCCCAGCGTCAGGCACCGGCAGCGGTGCAAAAACTGTCACGCGGTCGCAATTTGACACCATGTCACAATCAGAACGCGCGGCTTTCGCAAAATCAGGCGGCAAAGTCGTAGACTGACCGCTAACCAAATGAGGTTCTGGGCATGGCAAATGTTCTGACTGATCTGGCGGCTGATATCTACAAGGCCGCTGACGTTGTGGGCCGGGAGCTTGTCGGCTTCATCCCATCTGTCACCATCAACGCGGGTTCCGAACGGGCTGCGCAAAACGATACCGTGCGGTCGCACTTCACCCGCGCTTCCACTGTCAACACGTCCTATTCCCCGGCGATGACCATCCCCGAAGGTGATGACCAGACAGTTGATAACAAGACGCTGACCATCAACAAGGCGGCAAACGTCCAAATCCCGTGGACCGGCGAAGATATCCGCCACGTGAACAACGGCTCCGGCTTCGAAACCATCTATGGCGATCAAATCGCCCAGGCGATGCGCGGGATTGTCAACGCAATCGAGGTTGAGGTTGCGACGGAAGCTTACACCAACGCTTCTCGCGCGGTCGGCACCGCTGGCACCAACCCGTTCGCATCCAACTTCGATATCATGGCGGATGCCCGCAAGGTGCTTGAAGACAATGGTTGCCCGATTGACGGTCGTCTGACGATGGTCGGCAACACCGCTGCAACCGCTGCTCTGCGCAAGCTGGCAACGCTGCAAAAGGCAAACGAGCAAGGCACTGACGCGCTTGTCCGTCGTGGCGAATTGCTGGACCTGCAAGGCTTGATGATCAAAGGTTCGGCGGGCGTTCAGTCGCACACCAAAGGCGCGGGCGTTGGCTATGATCTGAACGGCGCGGCGGCTGTTGGCGCTACCACCATCACGCTTGACGGTGGCACCGTGAACACGACCGGGATCAAGGCTGGTGATGTTGTGACCTTCGCAGGTGACAGCACCAAGTACGTTGTCGGCACCGGCCTCACGGCGGTTTCTGGCGATATCGTGCTGAACAACCCTGGCCTTGTCGCGGCTGTTGCTGATACCGTTGAAATGACCATTGGCAACACCTACACTGCCAACGTCGCATTCCACCAAGCGGCAATCGAGCTTGCGGCCCGCGCGCCTGAGCAGCCGTTCGGCGGCGACGCGGCTGTTGATCGCATGACCGTGCAAGATCCGCTTTCCGGCCTTGTGTTCGAGATCGCGGTTTACAAGGGCTACGGCAAGACCATGATCGACGTGACGACCCTTTATGGCGTCAAGGCATGGAAGCCCGACTTCATCGTCGGTGTTCTTGGCTGATCTTTGTCAGTGGGGCCGGTTCGCTGGCCCCATTACTGAGATCAGACGGAGGCTTTAAAATGGCGCGCATTCCCACTGTTCAAATCGAAGTCAACGGGCGCAAGAAGATTGTGAACGCTGACGACCCGCGCGCCCAAGCCAAGCCCGCGCCAAAGCCCGCGCCGAAAAAGCGCGGCCGCCCTAAGAAGGCTGACGAATAATGGCGCTGACCACCACCATAGGCGGGGCATCTTCGGACAGCTACGGAACGCTTGCGGCGTATGAAGCCTATGTCGTGGCCAATATCGACGCCACATTCAACGGGCATGGGCACGACAGCACACATGAATTGAACCTGCGTCGCGCCGCTCAGTATCTGGACAGAAACTATCAGTTCGCCGGGTATAAGCAGTATGAGACGCAGGCCCGGTCTTGGCCGCGCTTGACCAATATCCTTGTGGACGGTTGGCCGATTGATGGCGACACGATCCCGCAAGATATCATCTATGCGCAATTTGAACTGGCCTATGCTTTTGAGACAGACAGCATTGACCCGTTCGCCACGATCACGACCGGCACAGTCAAGCGCAGCAAGTCCAAGGCCGGCCCCGTCGAGGCAGAAACCGAATATATGACCGGACGCGATACGCCGCGCATGGTCGCTGTTGAGGGGCTGTTGCGGCCTTACATTCTCGGCGGCGCAACCGGGCAAGTCAGAATGGGGCGGGGCTGATGGCTACGACTGTTTCCGCCATTGCCACAGCCGCATTCAACGGGGTTGCCGCTGCTATTGCTGACGCCGTTCTGACTGGCACGTTGAATGACGGAACCACGGACTATACCGGGCGCGTGGTGTTTGGCGGTGAAACCGCGCCGACGGGCTTTCCGATGCCTACCGCGAAGGACAAGATGCGGCCCGCGTATCTGGAAGGCTTTTCGGCTGTTCCTGGCGCTGGCTGGTCGCTCACGGCTGACAGCGCAACCTATTACGTTGGCGGCGTTCGGGATGTGGTCGAGGCTGGCGGGTTCTTTGTCGTCAATGTGGCCAAGAGCACGGACATTCTGTGGCAAACGGCAACATTTGAGCGGCTGACGCTAACCACGGACGGCGCAGGCGGGTCAACAGAGGCATGGGCGGCTATCGCCGGGGCTGAGAACGTTTCTATCGGCCTTGTCGCCATGTCTGGTTCCCTTCGCTACCAGTCGCAACGCTCAGAGGCGCAAAGCAACTGGCAAGTGTTCTGCCAGCCGGTAACAGGTCTAACCGAAAAGGACCGGATGGACATTGGCGGGCGCAAGTATCGCATCACCTTCGTTAATGACGTGGAAAAGCGCGGCGTGTGGCAGGTGCTTGATGTTGTCGAGGGGATGGCAACATGAGGATCACGGTTGATCTGCAAGGCGCTGACAAGCTGGTTTCG